AAAGGAAGAGAAGAAGATGAACTCGATGGGCCATAGAATTGAATTGTAATACTACAAGTAACAGAAGCAGTATCATCATGAGTAATAACCATAGAAGTTACTGTAGTGGGAGTAGTAGATTGTAAGATTTGGGCATTAGCTGAAATCAATCTCATATATTTATCAAGATGTAATGGGGCAATAGCACCAAAACTAATTGTATAATTACCTACACTATTTCTAACAACACTATAGATACCTTGATTCTTTTTGGGATCTAATACACCAACAGCACCAACAGCAAGTATTGGAATGTTAGCATATAATGTTACAACTTCTTTTTCAAGAGATAATTGAAACTGTTCATATTTACGAGCGGCCATGTGGCATCCTTATATTTGGTAAGAAAGTGTCATATTGTGACACTATTGTGCTAAAAAAGGGTCTGACCCTAGCCAGACCCAATTTATTAGATTAGTTTGGAAGTGTAATTACTGCATTCCAACCAGGAGCTCTGCAAGAAAGTTGAGTATAGGATACACAACGAACTAATAGATTATCACCACTTGGGTCACGAATAACTGTTAAAGAGTCACCATCAAATACACGAGCGGGTTCACCTAAAGATTTAAGTTTCCAAGTATCTAATTGTAATAAGAATGCTCTCCCAGAAGGACAGTTTTGATCTGGGATTACTTTCAAAGGTCCACGAGGTCCTACAAGAGTAAGGGCAGAGAAACCAACAGATACTCCAGGTTCTTCAACCTTAACATCTGTATATTGAAGATATTGTTGTTTAGAACCAACAGATTTAACTAAGTTACTGAAATCATCATAAGAAATAAAGCAATGGTCAGCACGTCCGCCTTCACGAGCTACATATTTAGCTCCATCAATAAGGGCTTCTTCAATGTTTTGACTAGAACCGTCATAAGTGATACCCGCAAGACGAGTTTTATCAAGAGTTCGATCAACATTAAAGAATAATGTGTTAGTTACAGCTGAACCAGGAAGCCAAGCTTGTAGACCAGAAATAGCAACAGGTGCTCCACCATTAGCAGCATCACCAGAGGAAGGGTAAATAAAGTCATTAACAGATACCCCAGTGATTAGACTAGAAAGAGCAGCTGGAGCGCCCCCGAATGTAGCAGAACAAAGAAATGATCCTGCAATACGGTCAATTTGAACAATATAAGCAGCAGAAACATAAGAACGAAGTACTGATCCATCAGTAGCAGACACTGCAATGTTCATTCCATACTCTAAGTTAACAATATCTTGAGGGTGTAGTAATTGAACCATTACAGAAGAACTGTTAATAGTTGCAGTAGGAGAAATTTGAGCTACAGATCCTGTACCAGAACGATATAATTGAGTTGCAATAGATCTTGTTAAAGAAAAGATTGCTTTATCCATTTCAAATTTAAGAGCTTTTAAGAAAGCACCTTTGTCGTCTGCAGAAGACAAAACAGTTTCATTAGCAATAGAAGCCATTGAATAGTTTTGTACACGGGTAACTAAGAAAGCTCTAACAATAGAGTTAGTAGCAGATGTGTTAGCTACAGTAAAACTATTAGAACGGTTCTGAACAGCAGAAACAATAACTGGTTCTTTGCTTGATTCACCAGTAAAGGTTTCATCTTTAGCAACTAAAGCATAAAAAGGATTATTAAGATATCCCATTTGACGAATTACTTCGGATGGGTATAACTGTTTAAGGGCTGGCTCAAACGAGACTTGATTTAATGACATGAAAATTTCCTGTAAATATAGAGTTGTTTCAGTTTAATACTGATTATTGAAATAAGTTTCCAGATTTACATGAACAATTTCATTTTGGATATGATAATTGAAATAAGGCGAGTACATCAGCCATAATGATATAGCCAATTAGGAACTTCTATCTCATTGCATGAAGTGCTTGTAATGCTGCTTTCATTCTTTCAGCTTCGTTAAGAATCTTTGGCTTAGTATCATTACTTTGAGTCATTTTATTTGCTAGTGTCTTTGGAATTATTTCAGGAATAGATTCTTTGATAGATTCTTCTTTAGGTTTTACCCATTTTGATTTTGAAAGTTTATGATATTGTTCAACTATATTATCAGTTACAGCTTGACAAGCCTCTTTATAATCGGGAATTTCGCCTGTTTGTGAATAGATTTCTTCCATATACTCTACCACTACGGATTCGGCATTCATAGTTTCGATAACATCGAATTCATGTTCTTTAATAGTTTTAGCAATATCTGCTTTCATTTGTATTTCAGCTCTAGTACGTCTCTCTCTTGTAGCTTCTTCATCTTTAGTATTTAACTTTGACTCAAGTTGTTCTACTTTTTCTAAGGCTTTTCTAACTGCTGGATCGATAGGGTTGTGTCTTTCTTTATCTGCTTCCAATAACTTATCATATGTAATGCCAAAATGTTCAAGTATTTCAAACGGGCTTTTTCCTTCAAGAGATTTGTATCGTTCTGCTTTTTCTTTTTCTGATTCAAAGGCTTTTCTTGCTTCTTCAATCTTAACTCTTTCTGATTTTAAATGAGTTTCTTGTTTATTAATACGTTGAAATGTATCAGCTAATTTTTTATCAGAGTCGCTAATCGCTTCATGTTGAGGCGATTGTGTCGTGATTGTGTCGTGATTAGTCGCGATTGGCTCATTTATTTGTGTAAATAACTCACTCATTGTTTAACTCCTTGTTGAGGTGATGTATTTGGCTGTGTTGTTGGAAGCACTTGAGGTCGTTGACTTATTAGTGTTTTCACGTCATTGATGTATCGTCTGAGTAATGATAACTTCTTATCAGATTCCTCATTTAGTTGAGCCCAATTATATTGTTGCATAGCTGCAGTTGCTGCATAATCTAAATCATGATATGGTTCAGGATTTGTATATACACCAGTATCAATCATATCTTCAAGTCTTTTATCAATAAGTTTACGAGGAGCTGTTTGCATACATATTTGAGCATCAATATCAGGCATATTAAATAAATCAGGAACTTGTGAGGGTTGTATAACCCCTAGTTGTAACATTTGAGAAACACTATCAATAAGATCTGGTATAGAATCAGGAAGATTAGATACAGGATACATACGTAATACATATGAATCCGAAGTTTTAGGAATAACTTTAGCAGATATCTCCTTTAATCCAATAGTTCTATCAAGGGCATTAACTTTAAACTTAGTGCCTTGTAACTCTTTAAGCATAATTTCAGCAAGTTCTACGTGTTTCTTTTCAAAGTTATGCTGAAGTAATTGCCAACGTTCTGATTTTATATCAGTCATTGTCTTTAGAGCTTCACCAGATTGATTACCAGTTCCAGTCTTTTGTTGACCTTGTGTATCCATAGGAGTTAAACCAGCTCTTGCATACCCTTGAGCTATAAAGAACTCTAATGATTGCATAATCTCTGGTGGCATTGCAGCACCATTATGTAGGATAGGTGCTATACCATTCTTGAAATCACCTTCCCAGATTAAACCAATTTTATTAGTTTTATGATTCTTATTCATTTGAGCATTAGTATCAATTAACCAACTAGGAACACTCATAGTTTTAAGAATAGCTTGCATAGAAGCAATAATTCTATCTATTTCCATTTGTATAGGAAGTAGATCATCAACAACACTATTACCCATATAACCAACGATTGGTTCATTGTAGTCTACTTTCAAAATAGGTAAATAATCTTTGTCCCATTCTTCATCTAGTAAGTCTGCAGTTTCAATAGAGATTATATGCCTTCCACCGGGAATGTAAGTATTCTTACACCAACTCTCCGCTACAGTAATACAGGGAGTATAATTCCTTGTATTATAGAGTCTTATCTCTTTAACTTCACAATCTTCAATCTTTTTAATGAATTGAGGATACATTTGTTTAACAACATTAATAGGAATAGCTTTACGTTGTATACACTTATAAGGATTATTATAATAGCCATCAGCTGGGTCTATTACAACTTCATCAAAGTATAATCTCTCAACTTTAATACCGGTTGCCTCATCTTTTAGAACTTTGATATAACCCATACGTTTAACCATAGCATCTCTAAAAGCTAGTTGTATTACATGAGATACATTATGTTTATGAAAGATACCTTTAATCAAATGATTCAAATCTTCCGCTAATTTACGTCCTTTAACATTACCTTTGTTAGTTACCGCTTGTGGAACTGATTCAATACTAGCAAGCTTAGCTGTCAATGTATCAATTACAGATGCAGTAAGATTAAAAGAAGCTTTAAGAACATTTGAAGTAAGATTCAATTGATTGTTAATATCAAGAGAACCAAAATGTGTAGAACTATGAAGGCTAGCAATATCTCTGCCTGTATACTGTCTCAATCCTAGAAAAGCATTAGATGACACAGATGACATGACTGTTCTGTCAAAATCTCTTATCTGTGCAAATATACTACCAAAAGCTTCATCTTTCTTAGTTTCTACCCAATCAGGAAACTGTGAGTGTAGAGTGTCATCACCAAAATCTGTCATATTATTATCCTTAATCTAAATAGTTACGAAGATCACTATAAAAGTCATCCCCTTGTTTTTGACTATACCGTTCTTCGTCTTTTTCAATTTGAAGTTTCATCCATTCATCCGCCTTATCTTTATCCGTCTTAACTTTAAACACTGGAATCTTCTCAGTATAAGCTAAAGAAGATCTATAACAATAGAGGGTTGCATCTAATTGGTCACATTTCATTCCTTCAAGTTCTCTAGTTCTATCTTCATTCCATACAACCTTTTTCATTTCTGCTTGAAGTTCTTGAGTTGTGTCTGGATGTAAAACTAAATCACAATTAAGAAGCGCATCATTAAGAATCTCAATATAGTGTGCTTTATTAGTTTTCTGAGCTACATCCATATGTATATGATATTTCTCAGAGAATTCAGCCATCATAATCTTAGATGCACCGGCAGGATCTCCTACTATACTAACTGGACGATATGTTTCTTTTAATCTTTTGAGGATTTGTCCGATGGTAGAGACTGAAGCTTGCCGTATTCCAAAAGCCTCCAATACATAAGATTTAGGATTATTATTTCTCCATCCAATGACAGAAAAAGCGGTTTCATCATTAAAGCCAAAGTCAACTCCTATACATGAGCGCCATGTATCTGTATTGTAAGGAACATCTGGTCGAACAAGTGCAAAAGGTTTAATCATAAGAGCTTCGTCATCTGCACACCATTCACCAAGATATTCTCTACGAAACTTAGGATGAGTAAAGTCACATTTCTTACGTTTACAGAAAAGTATAGCATCCTTAGTAAAGTTATCAATCATGAAAGGGTTATCATAAGCTGTCCATTTCTTCACAATCCAAACATCTGAACCTTCTTTAAGAGTGGTTACATCGTAAAACATGCCCTGACAATGCGCCGCGGGTGTACCAATAAGCATAAGTTGCCCTTGGAGATCGGAAAGTGATGGCCCAATAATCTCATCAATAAGGTAGTGTAGAATCTTCTCACTAAACGAGGCTGCCTCATCAATGATACAGAAGAGGAGTTTAATCCCACGAAACGTCTCGATTTTATGTGTATGATTCGCCCCGCATATAAGTAATTTTGAGCCATTGTCAAATATAACTTCATCTTTATTTACTTTCGCTTTAACTTTGTATTTATTAATAAGCGGAAGGACTGCGGGCATAAAGATATCCTCGACGCTTCGGTCAGTAAGCGCCAAGTAAATCCCGATAGAGTTCGGGCGATTAAGTAACTCTTGAAACGCTTTGACAGCACAAACAGTAGTTTTACCAGCACGACGACTGCACACTGCAGCAATAAATCTAGAAGGAGACAAAGCAAACTCAAGCTGTTTATCAAACAACTCTTGATATAATGGAGCAAGTTTATATAACTTTTCAAGATCATTCATTATTTCTTTTTAAGTTTCTTTGAAAGTTCTATTGTTTCTTGTCTTGATAATACTTCTTCATCTAATTGAGAGTAAATTTCAACTTCAAGAATATTGTGTAAAGGAACCAAAGTTACTCCATCTATGCAATATGATTGATATTCTGGTAACCATTCCATTTTATGTTTAGTATCAAAGAAACTATTTTGCATAAGTCTTGATTGAAGATAGTTCTTTGTTATAATACGTTTAATTTTCATTTAGAAATTCACTCATTTGTTCTATCATTGATTCTACTAATTTGTTCTGTATGTTAACTTTTCCCTGACTTACTAGTTTAAGCATTTCTTTAGTTGGCCAATTAACTGTAATAATTTCATTAGGATCTGTAACTAAAGGTAATAGTAAATGTTTCTGTATACCCAATCCTCTATAATTATATTTAGTATATTGAAGGAATATGTGATTAGTTAAAGTATCTGCTACAATGTAACCTATTATATTATCAGAATCTTTTGAATCACAAGCTATAAAAACTGAATAAGATAAATAATTTAAAGCAAATAAAATCTGCTTTTCTAAATAATTATAAGCAGTTGGTTGGTCTTGACCTTTAATTATAGATTCTTTATATTTGGAAAGAGATAAGATAGAGGAACTGAGAATGAAGTTTAAATCTTCTTTTTTGAATTCACGAACATTGACAAGATCATTGATTGACATTAGCATATACCCCGGCTTATGTAACTGTTATGTGATAGCCAAATAAGAACCCTTGATATTCGTAACAAGTTACTCACCTTTCATCTTTTCAGCTAACCGTGTATAAAGATTAGACTTTATCTCATCTATAGTTACAGTCTCTAATCTTTTAGGTATATCCTCTTGTTTTGATTCAAGTTTTGTTATCTCTGCAAGATCTCTAAGAGCCTTAATTTCAGTCGTATCAAGTCCAGCTCCTTGGGAGAGCTTTTTAATATAATATTCAGCCTGTAATTTAGCTGCAATAAGAATAGTATTAAGTACTTCATTTTGATTGACTTTGCCCTTAAGTACCGCTTTCCTAAAAACTATAGTGGTCTTACCATTAACTTCAGTAATTTCAAGTTGTTGTCCTTTTTGACTAGTTAATTCTTCTGTCATAATCTTCCTCATCTTTAAACTCATTATCTACAAATGCTATCATTTTAGGAAAGTTAGATTGAACATACTTAGTCGCTGCTCTAATACTAATATCACTTTTTGTATTACGTAAACTCTGAGTCATATTACCTGTAATAGCATAATCTTGTAATAATATTATATACTTAAATGGAATAGTCTTACAATGATTAGCATATAATCCAATGATTCTAAAGAATTCTTTAGTTTCATTAATCTTTTGATTTAGTTGAAGGGCAGATTGAGATCTATACCGAAGATGACCTTTAATAAACTTAACATTTCTTTGATCTCCATTATTCCATAACTCTATATCTTCAAACCCTGACTCTTTAAGTTTAAGTCTCCACTCATGTTTAAGTTTATATAGTTCTTCCTTAGTCATGTGAATCTTATTGGTCATGATTGATCACTTCATCTATTACACCTAACTCTAAGGCTTTATCAGCATCCATATAGAAATCAGTATGCTTTCCTACCTTCAACCAATATAGATATGGTTTCTTCGACGCAGATGCCATAAATTTGGCTATACGCTTATTTAAATCCTTAGTATGAGCATTCTCTACCACCATAGAAGATAATCGTTCTAATGGCAAACTAGCGCTTATTTCATGGTACATAATAGTTGCATTCTTTGTAGATTTACGAACATCTCCTGAAGCTAAGATTACTGTAGCCATAGATGCGACCATACCTGTAGCTTCTGTAATTATTTGACAGGGAGAGTTCTTAATCTTATCTACAATAGCAAATCCATCATAAACTGACCCACCATTAGAATTTATAACTAATGTAATAGGTTCAGCACCTAAACTTTCTAAGAATTCCATAGACTTACATAACTTATCAGCTACTTTAGTATTAATATAAGAAGATAATCTTAATACCCTTCCCTCAATATCTATATTCTCTTTAAAAAGAAACCTACTTCTTAAATCTAAAACATCAACAATATTAGTATCTTGATCCATATTCACCTCTATTATTACTATAGCATATTAATCTTATAAAGTCAAGGATTATTTAAGGAACCCCCCCTAAGGGTTAGAGCTCTATTCTATTATTATATTATGTATATTTATACAGACTTTTTTAGGAGAATATAAGACCCTACCTAGGGGTACCTTATATCATTAACAAAAAAAAACTATTGACTTATATATACATATATGATAAGATAGTAATGTACAATTTCTGTACAAAGGAGATTACTATGGATATGTGGAAGTTTAGAGAACAATTAGGTTTAATAGATCGTTTTCCAAATGAGTGTTATGAACATTTAAAAAATGGTTATGAAATCGCTGCCAGAAGATTTAAAAAACAAGGGGACATTGTCGTATTTAGAAATGGCGCAGATGCTGGTTTCCCTCCTAATAAGATAGATTTCAAACGAATTTTATTAAAAACTTTAGGAGATTTTGATGAGGAGATTGTAGTTGATAGGTTTGTAATTTATTTAACTATTGTTTTAGGAATTAATAATGACCTTATTAAAATATAATTTAATATCTAAAGATGGAAAAGTATATAAACCAAATGGAAGAAAAGAATTATCCTTAACTGAAATAAAGGCAATTCTTGTTGAAAAAGGGGAAAATAATAATCTAGCAGAAATAGCACTATCTTTAATAGAGGAAGCTGAAAAATATATAGAAGAAAGTTTTGATTCATTTCAAGAACAAAAAGAAACAATATTAAAAGAATCTATATATTATAAAAGAATTAAAACAATATTTGTAAACGATGAAATAAGGGCATATTTAGTAACTGAGAATGGATGGAAATTCCTTAGTTTAGCAAAAGAATTAACAGCAGAACTATTAGTAAAGGAGTTTATGGTTAGTTTTTCCGATGAATTAAAGGAATTACGAACTAAAATGAATAATAGTTATCCTCAATCAAAAACTCCTAAATTTTTTAAACATTTAGAAATAGCTGAAATGTTTATGGAAGAAATG